ATGTATGTAAATCAAACAAAGGAGTGTGATTATTTATGAATGAAGCAGTTGCTGCTTGGAGTGATGAGGAGCATGTGAAGGCTTTAAGCCTTATTGAGGAGGCTGAAAGAAGGAAAAAGTTAATTTATTTCAGAACTCTTATCTATTACGTGACGGGCTACGATATTGCAAGTATTGATTATTTTGAACCTAGAAAGCAAATTATTGTTAGGTTTAAGGATGCATGCAGGGAGGTTTTATTTATCAACATACACACGGACAGTATTGAGGCTTGCACGTGTGAGGTGATAAGGCAGACGATAAATTATGTGGAACGAAATGATTAAAAAAATCTTAAAAACGATTGCTGAGGCTTTTGTAATGATCTATGAGATTATAAGCGATAACGAGTGGCTACAGTATATGATCTACATTTATATAATGACTGTATTAGCGCTAAGTTTCGTGTTATTACAAGCTTGGCTAATAGTTTTTGTTTCAAAATTATCGTGAGAAGAGAGGTGAAAAATGAGAAGGCTTGAATTTATAAGAAAAGTAGAAAAGCTTGGATATGAGGCTGATAGTGATATAGACATAACTTATGCTACTAGACCATATAACAGCTATGTTATCGCAAGCGTATCAAATACCGAGCAATATACAATGAATACTGGTGGGGCAGAACAAATAGGAGAAGAATTATTTAATCTTTGCGCAGAGCTAGCAAGAACTCCAATTAATGAAAGAGAGTATCCAAGAAGCGAAGGGCAGAAATATTTACTAAAATTTAAAGCGTTTGGCTTTTATAGATCAAGCATATATTTAGCATATGACAAAATCGAAGATGAATACGCTTTAGGTGATAACGTAGAGAATGAAAGATATCACGTTCAATTCTCGCAAGATGAGATTGACTGGATCAAAGATAGATATGAGACGGACTTAGATGAGTTTGAACAATTTGAGATATAGGAGGAAAATATTTATGAATGAAGAAAACAAAGGACAAGAAAAGTTTGAAGGACATATAGGATGCATTAAATGGGGACCTGACAGGCCTCATGTTCAAGATGAGGATATAAGCAAGATTCACTTTGGAAGGATACGCTACATTACTCAAAGTGTATCGAGAAGGAACGCGTTTAGAAAGCTGGTAAAAGAAAAGGGGCTTAAGACTAATGACTTAACTTTAATCTTAAGCTCTATAGGTTTCAATCCTGAGTTTTACCACTACACTGCGCCTGGGCCTAGACATGCTTATTACTTATATCAAGAGGATGCTATGGGCGAGTTAGCTGACCATCTATACGAATAGGTGGAACGAGAAGCACTTCTTTTAGCGGCTCATTGCTAAGACGTCCAGACCAATAATCTAAAGCAAACTTGTGGCACTGTATGATTGTCTCGCCCTTAACGAGATTCATATCGCCTATGTGATAGTTATCATGATCTATGCTTACTTTATAGATTTTGGCTAATGGATAATCTAAAGTAAAGTTTATTGCATCTTCTAATGATGTAAAAGCGAAGAAGCTTTGAAAGCGTGATGGTTTATCTGGGAAGTACATCCGCCTATATAGTTCGAAGATTTGTTCGGTAGATGTTTCTTTATGGAAGTCTTTGAATGATTCTATGGCATACTGGTCGCCATGGAAGGATAGGCCGCCTGGGAAGAGTTCGAGAAGTGTTTCGTTTAACTCTGCTGGTAGTACGTGTGGATGTATTAGCTCGATGGTTTTTAGATTTTTGATAGTATCTGTTCTATCGACATGGTAGAAAATCAAATTATTCACCTCCTTGTGATTATTATATCACTAAGGGGAGATAAAAGAGCAAATTATTGAAGGGGGAATTTACAATGAATGAAAATAAAAAATACAGAGTTACTTATCATTTTAACAACAAGAGTCATTATCACGATCTTGAAGATGAAAAGGAGCTTGAAAACATATATGAAGCTCTTGATAAGAATGAGCCCATCACTATAGTATTTGACGATGTGGACAAAAAGATATTAGTAAACACTAGATGTGTTGAAGTTGTTGAGATTGAGGGATTGAAGAGTAAGGACTTTAGGAAGTAAAAGGGACGCAAAATTGTTTATTTATAAATAAGGAAGGTGGAATAATGGAAAAAATGAATGATTACAACGCTGGTTTAAGGAAGGTTAGTATTGACGAGATTAGTGAGTTTACGGGTCTAGCTCAGCCGACTGTGAGGGCTTTTTTGGAGCAAGGGCTATTTCCTTTTGGTGTATGCGCTAATGCTTCGTCTGGTAAGAAGAGGGTTGTGTATGTGCATCCGATTTTGTGGGAGAAGTTTAAAAATGGTGAGATACCTTTTATAAGTGTTAAGTCTCAAGCTGGTATTGAGGCTAGGTTTAATGATTAGGGAGGTTTATATGGAATATACTTGTGGGGTTACTGATTGCATAAATATCATCAAGGAAGAGATTAACAGGTGCCGTCTTAGTAACAGGAACGGCAGAAATGATGAGGTTATTAAAAGATTAAGAAATGTTATAAGGGAGATCACTGAGCTTACGGGGGTTGAATATGAGTAAAGAGGTTTACAAGGAAAAGATAAGTTCTTATGAGCTTGATAGGATGGATAAATCTGAGCTTAAGGAAATAATAGGGGAGCTGGAGGATGAACTTAACAGGATGTTTGTCATTAAAGAGGTATCAATTTGTGCATTGAGTGAGTATGTTAGAAGCCTTGAGGACAAAATTAAAGCGATTAAGATACACCAGATGTATGAGAAGTGGAGGAATAAGTAATGAGAAGGATAAATTATAATGCGCCGTTTTGGAGGATGGCGAGAAAAGTAAAATACTTTGCTGGGATATTACTGGGTGCGCTTTCTATAACTGCTTTGTTTTTCATGGGATATATCCTTTTATGGGCGATGATGGGCTATTAAGATAAACGAGGAGGAGAAAATGAAGAAGGATAATTATTTATATTTTCTGTTTATAAAAAACAAGCCTAACTTAATTGTATTAGCTGTATTTATATGTATTGCAGCGCTTTTATCTTATTTTAGCAAGCAGGGAATTTTGGAGTTTATACTTTTACTGGCGATAATGATACTTGTATTTTGTTTGACTATGTCAAGTTTAAAAGCATTTGAAGTCTACAAGGAAGCTAAAAGAGCTAAGGAAGCTGATGAGTTAGAAAAGCAGTTACGCGGCATAGCAAGTCTTTATATATTCAAGGCTGAAATGGAGAGGCAAAAGCAATGCGATCTAAATGATAAGAATTTGGGATGAAGAATTTAATGAAATTATTAAATAAAGATGCTTTAATACTAAGATTACACATTGGAGATATCACGGAAGATAAATCTAACGTGCCTATAGAAGCAATAAGTGTAACTAATAACCATGAGCCTATTATAGAATTTAAAGACGGAAGCAAAGTTATATTTGATTGGAATGAGTTATGTGAAGCAGCAAGAAATTTCAAAATACAGCATGATTTAGAAAATAAGGGAGGTAAGGGATAATGAATATTGAGGAGCTTAGTATAAGGCTAAGGATAGTTACTATAAACAGACAGCTTTATGAAAAGATGGAGCTTGAGAGGCAAAAACTTGACACGTGTGGATCTATGGCGATGGTGATTAATGGGATTTGCTTTGGTAATGAGGACGGCATAAAAGCTAGTTTAGGATGCACGTATGCGTGTTTGGTTACTGGCAACTACATTGATGGCTGGCTGGAAAAGAATATAAATATATTAGATATATATAATAAGAAGATGAGAAAGATGCATGAACCGATTTGCAAGGAAAGTATCATGGCTTGCAGAAAGGAAAGATTGATAAAGAACTTTACTAGGGCTATGAATATGATTTTTGATGCGGGTTACAGCGAAGAAGCGCTAGAAGAGGCTATAGGAGCTATAATTGAATGCGCTGTGCACTATTATATAAATTTAGAGGGAGCTATTGAAAAGGCATATTATTTTATTCAAAGAGATACTGAGGAGTTAAATCTTAGTAAGATGAAGGAGAAAGAGGGTGGCATCTTTGGCGATTAGTAATGAAAGGGCGAAGGAACTGCTTATAAGCGGCGCGCCTGTGATGAGGGACGGCATTATGTATAAAAAGATTAGTGCTTTGGTCTTTCGCATGGGCGAGGGTCTTGTTGATCCATACGCTGAAGTGCTTGATATGAATACTAACTCTGTTGTGGTCTGTCCTCTTAAGTGGCTTGACGAGGTGAACACAAAAGGCATTGACGGTGACTTTTCTATTGATAATGATAGGGTGATCTCTATGTATAACAGGTGTAAGGATTTGATGGGCGAACTTTCTTCCTATATATATAGTAGAAAGTATGATCAGGCGCAAGGCAAGATTAACCATCTCTTAAGGCGCTTGATGAGGCTTGAGGGCGCGATGGGTGTTTTTGATGATTTATAAAAAAAGAAAAAGGGGTGCTTTTTTATAAGCCCCCCTTAGGTTGTCTAATGGTATAATGTCTCTTCTTATATATATTATACCATGTATTGGCTTTATATGCAAGCCTTTGATGAGCTTGTACTAGGTATTATCTTTGTGACCAATTTGTAGGTGTAGTATGAGGACGTTTATTAGGGAGAAAAAAATTCACTGTGGAAGTGACTATATGGAGGTGGATTTATTTTCTTTAAGTAAAAATCAAATATCTAAGAAGGGCAAACGTGCGAAGAAGGAGAGGGTATCTCTTAACGCGCAGAAAAATCTCAATGATAAGAATGCTAGAAGAAGGTTTCTATGGATCTGTGAAGCGAACTTTTCTAAGAACAGTTACTCCGTGACTTTGACTTATAGTGATGAGTTTCTGCCTGACTCTCTTGAGGGAGCTGAGAGGGAGCTAAGGAACTATTTAAGACGTGTGGCGAGAAGAAGGAAGAAGGAGGGTCTTGATGATTTAAAGTACATCGTAGTTACTTCTTCTAGGTGTGATGATGATGAGAGTCCTGTTCGTGTGCATCACCACGTCCTTATGAATGACGGCTTAGATCGTGATGTGATTGAAGGCTTATGGAGAAAGACTATGGGCAAGGGTAAGGGCAAGCGCTCTATTGGTTTTGTAAATTGCGACAGGATACGCGCTGATTATAACAGCGGGATTCAAAGACTGTGTTCGTATCTATCGGGAAACCCAAAGCAGAAGAGAAGGTGGTCTTGCTCTCAAAATCTAGCAAGGCCGTGGATAAGGAATAATGATCACAGGTACTCGAGAAGGGCTTTAAACACTATTGCGACTGAGGGTACTAGCTTTGAGTTGATTAAAAGGCTTTATCCTGGATATGCGATTTTAGACAAGGACTATGGCTTTAAGGCTATTTACAATGAGTTCACTGGATGGAGTGTGTACTTAAAGCTCAGGAGGCTAAAGGAGTGATGTGTATGTATGGCGAGGACTATTTGCAAAGCGAAGTGAATGATGAGGGTGTGATGCGCAGTGCAAGGAAGATTACTGAAAGGGAGTATCTACCTAGCAAGGACGCAAACAACTACTATGTGATTACTTGTCCGTTTTGTGGTGCGAAGACTAGGGCGCAGGCAAGGGGCTACGGCTCGAGGGGCAGAAAGTGTTCTGGGTGCTCTGCTATGTTTAGGGGCGAGTGGGCTACGAGGAAAATAAATGACTAAGAAGGATTTAAGAAGAATTATTGACCTGGACAAGAAGATTAACTGCCTACGTGGTGAGATCGCTAGGCTTGAGCATGATTTACGTTATGCAAGAAGTGTAGACTATCGATCTAGTATAAGAGGCTCTAGTCCATCTAGTTTTGATGGCTCGATTGCTAAGATTTGTGATATGAAAAGTAGGGTCAAAGATGAGATTGATGAGCTGACTAGGCTAAAGGATAAGGCTAAGGAGTCTATTGAGTCTCTTGAGGGTGTGTACTATGAGGTGATGAGCAAGAGGTATTTGCAAGGAAAGGTGTGGCATACTATTGCCATGGAGATGCACTATTCGGAGAGCCACGTCTTAAGGATACACGGGGAGGCTCTAAAGAGACTGAGTAAAACTAAATAATTTATCTGAATGAGAGCGAATGATAGTAAATGATAGTTGGGGTCGTGATATAATGATAGTGTGCATAGATGGATAACGATTCATTATCACCTCCTTGAATTAATTTGGCGGAGCTCTCGTAGTTGTTACGAGGGCTCTTTGCTTTATACTGTATGGTTTATAAAAACCATGGGTAGCTTTACACGGCGATGGCTTTTAATAGCCTAGGCAGTGTTATTTCAGGGGGTGCTATATTATTTTGGGGAGGCTAGGTACATGGCTAAGGAGTTAAGGGCTGACAAGGCTGGGCCGCACAGGGCTCAGTACGAGATGAACAAGAAGAAGATTCTTAAGATGGAGTCTGTATGTGGGATATGTGGCAAGCCTGTGGACAAGAGCCTGAAGTATCCTGATCCAATGGCTGGCTGTGTGGATCACATAATTCCAATCGCTAAAGGGGGACACCCGAGCGCACTGGAGAATCTGCAGCTTGCTCATTGGTGTTGCAATCGACAAAAATCTGACAAGCTCTTTGTGATGCAGGAAAAGAAGATTCCAACGAACAGGAATTTGCCACAAAGTTGTGATTGGAAGAACTACAAGGCAAAAGATTAGACATTAGAGGGGGCATACCACCCCACCCATATCGGCTGAATACCTTCCGCTCGTTATTGTACATTTTTTCGCGTGCAGGAATGTGGGGAGAGGGTGGACAATAGATGTCTAATTTATATATATATTTTATCAAAGTATAATGGATAAGTTTTTTTAAGAAAATTGTATCAAAATTTTGAAATTTTAGAAAAATAATAAAAAAATGGCTTCAAAATGTGCTGTTTTTTACAAAATTATGTACCAAAGTGTAAAAAATGAGTCAATTTTGATTTTCTTATGGACAGTTAATGTTTTTACATAAAATAAGCTTGATCTAGGAGGTTTTTATGGAGCAAGGTTTAGATTATTTAAGACGAAAGTCTAATTATCACAAAAGAAGGGTTGATACCAGGTACACTTACTACGACAGTAAGTACCAAGAAAGGGACTTAGGGCTGGTCATACCTCCAGACATAAGGCAGAGGTATCGCTCATGTTTAGGTTGGTGCACTAAGGCGGTTGACGCTCTTGCAGATAGGCTTGTCTTTAAAGAGTTCGCTGAAGATAATTTTGAATTGAACGAAATCTTTAACTTAAACAATCCTGATATATTTTTCGACTCTGCGATATTATCTGCTTTGATTGCATCTTGCGCCTTTGTTTACATCTCAATGGGCGATGAGGGCTATCCAAGACTACAGGTTATCGAAGCAAGCAACGCTACTGGTATATTAGATCCTATTACAGGACTTTTAAAAGAGGGTTACGCTGTGCTTGATCGTGATGACAAGGGCAAGCCGACTTTGGAAGCGCACTTTTTACGTGATAGGACTGATTTTTATAATGGCAATGACCTTGTTGACACCAGAAGCAACCCTGCTGACGTGCCGCTACTTGTGCCTATCATACACAGGCCTGACGCTGTAAGACCTTTTGGTAGGTCTAGAATTACAAGGGCATGTATGTATTACCAAGGACACGCAAAGAGAACTTTAGAGCGCGCAGATATAACTGCTGAGTTTTACAGCTTCCCACAAAAGTACATTGTAGGCTTGTCTCAAACGGCTGAGCCTATGGACAAGTGGAAGGCGACTATATCAAGTATGCTGCAATTTACAAAGGACGAAGACGGAGACGCTCCAAAGCTTGGACAGTTTACATCTACATCGATGTCGCCGTTTACAGAGCAGCTCAAGACTATAGCGTCGAGCTTTGCGGGCGAGACTGGACTTACTCTTGACGACTTAGGCTTCGTGACTGACAATCCGTCAAGCGCTGAAGCGATTAAGGCAAGTCATGAAACACTTAGAGTAACAGCTAGAAAGGCTCAAAGATGTTTTGGAAGCGGCTTTTTAAATGTCGGCTACGTGGCTCGTTGCCTAGCTGATGACTATAATTATGTTCGTAATCAGTTTTATTTAACTAAGCCTAAGTGGTATCCAGTATTTGAGCCTGACATGGCAGCACTTTCTGGTGTGGGTGATGCGGCCATAAAGATTAATCAAGCTGTGCCTGATTATTTCAACAAGGACAATTTATCTGACTTTACAGGACTTGATGCGTAATGAAAACTGTTATATTCTTATGTGGTTTAATCGGAGCAGGTAAAACAACATATGCTCAAAAGCACTTTAAGCCTTTTGCTGATCTAGACTACATGCCAATGCATTCAAAGAAGTCTGATCAGATAAGACTTACGCAAAGATTATTAAAAACGAATGATGAGGTTTGTCACATAACTTGCTACCCGACGGAGGAAGAAGCAAGAGCATTTAGAGGATACAATAAGAGATTTGTCTTGATTGATACAGGAATTAGGCAAGCTAAAACTAATGTAATAATTAGGAATAGGCAAAGGGATATGATAAACTTAGCAAATGTACTTGAATCTAATTTAGACTTAGTGAAAAAGTATAAAAATGCTAATGTTAAGTGGGAAGTAGTAAAGGTGTTTTAGATGGATGAGAGAGACTTAATAGAAAAACTAAAAAAAGAAATAGCTGATACGTTTAACGATAAGCTTATCAATAGCGAAGTTGTAAAAGAAAAGGTAAAAAAGCTGAGTAAAAAGATTGCCACTTACATTGATGCTAATGAAATTTCCATAGAGTCAGGAAGACTACTTGCTCAGACGTTTACAGAAAAAATCAATGAAGAATTATTTGAAAATGGTAAGATGAGTGAAGAGTTTGCTAAGGGTGTTATAAAGCCAAACATTGAAAGGAACTACGAGATTGTATCGGGATATACTAAAGATGTTCAAGATAGTTTAAACAAAAAAGCGGGTATAAGTATAAAAAGCCAAAGAGCAAATTTCGACGAAAAAAGAGCAGATAATCTTTGCAATAAATTAGCAAGTAAAGACTTTGAAGATACTAAGTGGCTTTTAGATGAACCAATAGTTAATACAAGTCAATCTATAGTAGATGACACGATAAAAGTAAATGCAGAGTTTAATAGCAATGCTGGTCTTGAGTCTAGAATAATTAGAATGGAAGCTGGTAATTGCTGTCCATACTGCGCTAATCTCGTAGGGACTTATAAGTATCCAGAGGATACTGAAGCAAACCCTAATGTGTGGAAGAGGCATAGGTTTTGTAGATGCAAGCTTGAGCATATAACAAAAAAAGGCATAAAGAGAATCAACAATGATTGGAATGAAGAAAAGCATAAAAAGAAAAGGCGAAGAGAATTATATAAAAAAGTTGATAAGTTAAATAAAGAAAAGAGAAGTATCAACAAGCAAACAATAAAAGAGATTGAAGAAAAAAATTGGAATCCCGAGTTTAAGGCGAAGGCGATTAAATTCTATAGAGATGCTCATAAAAAGAAGGTTGAATTTTCTAGCCACGCTATAGCTAGAGGACTAGATAGGGCGATAAATAAGGCTGGATTGACCGAAGAAGACTTAATAAACATTGCTAAATCAAAACCGAAATATACCCAAGGTAGTGGAAGATTGATTTATTGCTCAAAAAATATATATCTAGTTAGAGACATGGAGACAGGAGACTTTGTTTCTATACTAGAAAGAGATTTACCAAGAAAGGATTGGATTGAGATCAATGGATAAAATAAATGAGCTATTAAGCATAATAAACAATGGCTTAAAAAACAAACTAGTTAAAGAACATGATTTTTCAACAAAAATAGAGGATTATATTCACGACAACTTCTGGGACATCGAAAAAGAAAATCATGAAGTAGCTATTTTTTTAAATGATGATGTAATTGATATTTGTGAGCAAACAGAACCTGGACTAGAAGGTACAAACTTTAGAAAAGAAATAGAACAAGCATATAATGCTTTATTAAAAATGTTAAGGCTATAGTGCCGTTCGTTTAATCGTGAGTAATCGCGAATTAATCGTGTGAAAATATAAAGAAAACGTGTAAATATAGAGAAATCAATCGTGTGTTTTATAACGCACGATTTTTTATTGTAATTTTATAAAAAGTGGTTGTCAAATATTAGTTTACTACCACTTTTATTTTAGGAGGTTGACGATGAAGAAAAATGAAAAGAAATCAAGAGGTGCAGGATTTATGACGCTACTTGCTATTGTATTTATAACGCTTAAGCTTACTGGCAATATCTCATGGCCATGGCTGTGGGTACTTGCTCCTATATGGGCACCATTTCTTATATTTGGAATTATAGCGTATATCATAGTGATTATTGCTGATTTAAAGGATGAATATTAAGGGAGTGATAGAGTGAAAAGAGATATGGAACTTGCAAGATCTATACTTATTGAAGCTTCCAAATCTATGGGCGACTTAAACTGCCAAAGTTTTATAAACGACGCAAATGATTTACAAAAGGTTATTTATAATGTTGAGATCATGAAGGAAGCTGGCCTTATAAACGCAAATATAAATAAGGCTATGAATGGTGTATATATTGATGCTTATATAAAAAGCTTGACTTGGCAAGGTAATGACTTATTAGACGCAATAGTTAATGATAATGTATGGGCTGAGACTAAGAAGAAGATTTTTAATAAATTCAAATCTGTAAGTTTTGATATTATCAAAAAAGTTGCTGAGGAAATTATTATACAAGCTCTACTAGGAGCTTAGCCTTGGCTAGGAAGAAGATAGGTAGTCAGACGCCAACTCTTGCTAAGCTTAAGAGATATACTAAGAGCGACTACAAAAAAGCGATAGATCTATACGAAAAATCTGGTAATAAGGCTCAAAAATGGCAAGAAACGATTTTAAAGCATATACTAGCTTACAATAAGAATCATTTATGGGTGCATACTAAGTTTGGTTACTCTCTGCCAAGACGTAATGGTAAGAGCGAGATACTTCTTATGCGTGAACTATATGGCCTTATGGAAGGTGAGCAGATAAACCACACGGCGCATAGAACGACAACGTCGCATGCATCATGGGAAAAGCTATGCAGGGTGCTTGACAAGATAGGAATCACGTATGAATCGCTAAGAGCAACTGGAAGAGAAAGGGTCGAGATACCAGAGACGGGCAGCAGGGTGGAGTTTAGAACAAGAACTACTACTGGCGGTCTCGGCGAAGGCTTCGACCTACTTATAATTGACGAGGCTCAAGAGTACACTGCTGATCAAGAATCGGCTCTTAAGTATGTTGTTACTGACTCACAAAATCCTCAGACCTTGATGTGTGGTACTCCGCCTACAGTAGTAAGTGCAGGAACTGTCTTTGTAGACTTTAAAAATGATGTCATAGAAGGCGCAAGCAAGAATGGCGGCTGGTGTGAGTGGGGAGTTGAAGAGCAATCTGATCCACACGATAAAAAGCTATGGTACAAAACGAATCCATCTCTAGGCACTATATTTACCGAAAGAAGTGTAGAAGATGAGATAGGTAATGACATAGTAGACTTTAACATACAAAGACTAGGTCTATGGATTAAATACAATCAAAAATCAGCTATAAGTGAAGTCGATTGGCTTGCTTGTAAGGTAGATGAGCTTCCTGAAGTGAAGGGAAGCTTATTTTGTGGAGTTAAGTTTGGCCAAGACGGCAGGAACGCAGCTCTCAGCATAGCTGTTAAAACTATAGACGATGATGTCTTTATAGAGTCTATTGACTGTCAATCGGTCAAGAATGGTGACGAGTGGATTATAGATTTCATGAAGCAGTCTAAGCCTGCACTTATAGTTATAGATGGGGCTAGTAGGCAAAGCATTTTACAAGAGGAGTTAAGAGCATATAAGATTAAAAATATTTGCTTACCGACTGTGAAAGAGATTATAAACGCTAACTCTTTATGGGAGCAGGCAATATATGAAAAGACCATATCACACATGGATCAAGCGTCTCTATCGCAAGTTGCTACAAACTGTGAGAAGAGAAACATAGGAAGCCAAGGCGGCTTTGGATATAGAGCACAATTTGAAGAGATGGACATATCCTTAATGGATAGTGCACTACTAGCACACTGGGCTTGCAAGAACTATGTAAAGCCTAAGAAACAAAAGATTATATATTAGTTATTAAGCAAAGGCAAGTTTTACTTGTCTTTTTTTAATATAAATACCTGACGAGGGCAAACGGAAAGGAGCGATTTATAATGGCTGAATTAGAAAAGTCTATAACAACGCAAGAAGAACTTGATGAAGTTATCAAGGACAGACTGAAAAGAGAACGAGATAAGTTAAGTAAGGAAGTAGAGGAAAAGTACAAGGACTATGACTCTTTAAGAGAAGAGCTAAGTAAGGCTAAGGAAAACTCGGCTGAGATTGAAACTTTGCAAAAAAAGCTTAAATCTTATGAAAAGGCTGAGATGAAAAGGAAGGTTGCTATGGAGTATAAGATACCTTACGACCTAGCCGACAGAATACAAGGCGATGATGAAGAGTCTATGGCCAAGGACGCAAAAAGCTTGCAAGCTTACTTTAAAAAAGAAGCGCCACCCTTGAGGAATATTGAAACTACTCCAAAGAAGGATGACGCGTACAAAAAATTATTAGATGGTTTGAAAGGAGAATAATCATGCCAGTATTATCAAAAGGAGCTTTATTTAATGAAGAATTAGTATCTGATCTTGTAAACAAAGTACAAGGTAGATCATCACTAGCGGTGTTATCACACCAAACACCTATACCATTTGTAGGTGAAAAGATATTCACATTTACTATGGACTCAGACATAGACATAGTAGCTGAAAATGGAAAGAAGTCAGAAGGCGGAGTTACAGTTGAACCTGTAAAGATGACACCTATTAAGGTTGAGTACGGAGCGAGAGTTTCGGACGAATTTATGTATGCAGCTGAAGAAACTCAGCTTGACATGCTAAGAGCTTTTAACGAAGGCTTTGCAAAGAAACTTGCAAGAGGTTTGGACCTTATGGCCATACACGGGATCAATCCTAGAAGCAAGACTGTATCAACTGTAATAGGCGATAATTGCTTTATAAAAAAGGTTACACAAAATGTAGTCTTTACTGAAGCAGACCCTGATTTAAATGCTGAAGCAGCTATAGCTTTAGTACAAGGTTCAGAAGGTATTGTTACAGGTATGGCGCTAGACGCAAGCTTTGCATCAGCTCTTGCGAAACTTAAAGTAAATGGAGTAAAGGCTTATCCTGAACTTGCTTGGGGAGCTAACCCTGGTAAGATAAATGGCCTTGCTGCAGATGTAAATGCTACTGTTGGAGCTGCTAATAAGCTAAAATCACTAGTAGGTGACTTTGAGAATATGTTCCAATGGGGTTACGCAAAAGAAGTACCTCTAAAAGTAATCGAATATGGTGATCCAGACGGAACAGGTAAAGACCTACAAAACTATAACCAAGTCTACTTAAGAGCAGAAGCTTACTTAGGCTGGGGCATATTTGATGCTAAGAGCTTTGCAACTATCAAAGCTGAGTAGGTGGTCAATATGATATATGTAAACAAAAGAACAGGGGCTACGATTGATAGCCCTTGTTTATTATCTGGAGATGACTGGGAGCTAATAAGCGAAGCAGCAGAAGCTGAAGAAGTAGCAACAGTTGAAGAAATGGAAACAGTTGAAGCAGCAGACGCAGAAAAAGCTGAAGAGACAGGAGCAGAAACTGAAGAAGCAAAAGAAGCTGAAGAAGTAGCTGAAAAAGCAGCAGAAACTGCAGAAGTAAAAGAAGCTGAAAAAGCAGAAGAAGCAAAGGAAGAAAAACCTAAGAAGAGAAATAATAAAAAGGGTGAGTAGTATGGCTTACTTAAGCATAGATGAACTTATGACTTTGTGGAGGCCTCTTAAGCAAGACGAAATGGAAAGGGCAAGGGCTCTGATTGATAAGGTTGAAGCTAATTTAAAGGTTGAAGCAAAAAGAGCAAATAAGAACATCGATGAGCTTGTAAAGGATAAAGATTATTTAGATCTATACAAGTCTATAGTCTGTGATGTGGTAGCAAGAAACTTAATGACATCTACTGATCAAGAGCCTATGATACAGTCTGCTGAGTCTGCTCTTGGCTATTCATTTAGCGGTACTTACTTAGTACCTGGTGGAGGCCTTTTTATAAAGAAGGACGAGCTTAAGAGATTAGGTCTAAGGACGCAAAAGTACGGGGTGATTGACTTTTATGGGAAAGATTAAAGGCATAAAGATCACTTTGATTGATAAGGTAAAGGTCGGTGTAGATGGCTTTAACAGTCCTATATATGAGGACAAGGAAATTGAAGTTGACGACGTCTTAGTATCTCCTACTGATACCGAAGCTGTCACAAATAATCTTGATCTATATGGAAAAAAAGCTGTGTACACTCTTGGCATACCTAAAGGCGACACGCACGAGTGGGAAGACAGAGAAGTAATTATATTTGGCAAAAAATATAGAACTTTTGGAAATGTCATAGAGGGCATAGAAGAGATGGTACCACTTAAGTGGCACAAGAAAGTCTTGGTGGAGCGCTATGAGTAAGGTAAAATTTGTACTCAACAAAAAAGGAGTAAGCGAGCTTTTACTTTGTGAAGAGATGAAAGAGATACTTGAAGAGTACGGGAACGCTGCTTTAAATAGATGCGATAAGACAGACGCTAAAGGCGAAGCTTATAATTATGAGTTAAAAGTTGGAGTTGGTAAGAAGAGACTACACGCAAATATAAGAGCAGATGGTTACAAGGCTTACTACCATAACCTTAAGAGCAATACGCTTTTAAAAGCACTAAAGGGACAATAAAGATGATTGAAAAGATTATTTTAAATTATTTAATTAAAAAATTAAAAGTGCATGTGTATATGGAAGAGCAGAAAGAAAAAGAAGAAAGCTATGTAGTGATAGAAAAACTTGGTTCAGCAAGGGTCGATAGAATCAATCGAGCAAGCTTTGCCGTGCAGTCTTATGCTGAATCTATGGAAGAAGCGGCCATACTAAATGAAAAAGTAGTGGGCGCTATGCTTAAAATTATTGAGAGTGAAGATATAGGCTCGGTAAAGCTCGATAGCGACTACAACTTTACAGATACACAGACAAAAAGATACAGATACCAAGCGGTATTTGATCTATATTATTAAAAGGAGTGATTTAATTTGAGTAATGCAAACAATGTAAGCTGGGCAAAGCCTAAGTTTGGTGGAGCAATATATGTTGGAGAAACTACTGCTACACTACCAAACGACGCTAAGAGCGATCTAGACACAAGTTTAGTATCTTTAGGATATATCTCTGAAGATGGTATGTCAAACTCCAACAGCCCAGAATCTGACAAAATACCTGCCTGGGGTGGAGATACAGTCCTAGTAATATCTAAAGGAAAGCCTGATACTTTCACTTTTAAACTTATAGAGACAACTAATGTAGACGTACTAAAGACTGTATATGGCAAGAACAACGTAGAAGGAGACCTTAAAACTGGAATCAAACTAAAAGTAAATGCGGATCCAGCTGAAGCTCGTAGCTATGTTGTAGAGATGATACTAAAGAATGACATTTTAAAGAGAATAGTTATACCTAAAGCTGTTATCACAGATGTAGGCGATATTGAATACACTGATGATGATGCTGTAGGATATGAAATAACTATCGAAGCACTAGCTGATAAAGATGGCAATCAACACTACGAATACATCTTTGGCGGTGAAAAATAATGGCTGAAGTAAAAAAGAAGATTAAGGGTATTGACGGGACTACAGAGAGCGGCTTTAAGTACTCAATAAGCTATAGCAAGTTAAACAATTTTGAACTCCTAGACGCACTGTACGAAACCGAAGCAAATCCTCTTTTAATATCTAAAGTTATTACACTACTTCTTGGAGATGAGGGCAAGCTTAAGCTTATGAATCACTTAAGAGAAAAAGATGGAACAGTGCCAGTTGACAAACTTCAACTTGAAGTTGCAGAGATATTCAAGAATGTAAAGCTAAAAAAATCTTAGTCCTCACTTACATGATAAGACTTGATGAAGATGCTCTTTATTGTGATCTAGCTGAATATTATGGCCTATACGAATGGGAAAGTATAGGCCTTTTAAATTTAGCTACTTTAGCGTGTGGCTTAAGAGATGAGGCAAGAATTAAGCTTATTATGAGTAAGTCAAAAATAAAAAATGACACTTTGCTTTTAGCTGGCATACTTGATAGGCTAAGTTTACTCCTTTATGCTCAAACTAAGGACGCTAAACACAATCGCAATCGTCCAAAGATGATATTGGATATGATCAATAAAACTGAGGATAAGAATCAAGTCTTTTACACGAGTGAGGACTTTATGAGAAAGAGAAAGGAAATTATAAATGGCAAGTGAATTAGGTAAAGCGTATGTGCAGATAATTCCATCGGCAAAAGGTATATCTGGTGAGCTTAGAAAGATAGTAAGTGATGAGGCTGGTTCTGCTGGTATAGCTGGTGGCTCTAGTATGATGAGCTCATTAAAAAGCACAATAGTTAAAGGTGTATCTGCACTAGGTATAGGAAAGATTATTGGTACAGCATTTGCAGAAGGAGCAAACCTTGAACAGTCACTTGGCGGTATAGAGACTTTATTTGATACAAAAACTTCAAAGGCTGCTGAAATTGTAAAAAAGAATGCTCAAGAGGCCTTTAAAACTGTAGGCATGAGTGCCAATAGCTATATGGAGAACGTTACAAGCTTTTCTGCTGGGCTTATATCTTCTGTAGGCGGTGACACAAAAAAGGCTGCAGATATTGCCAATATGGCGATGATTGACATGGGCGACAATGCCAATAAGATGGGCTCGTCGCTTGAGAGCATACAAAACGCGTACCAGGGCTTTAGTAAACAAAATTACACAATGCTCGATAACCTTAAGCTTGGTTTTGGCGGAACGAAGGAAGAAATGCAAAGGCTTTTAGCTGAAGCTGAAAAGGTTAGTGGTGTGCATTATGATATATCAAATTTATCTGATGTATACGAAGCGATACACGTTATACAAGGTGAACTAAATATAACTGGAACAACTGCTAAAGAAGCGGCTACGACATTTACTGGTTCGTTTAATATGATGAGGTCTGCTTTTACTGATCTATTAGGCAACATCGCCTTGGGTCAAAACATAGACCAAAGCCTTAACAATCTACTAGAATCTGTTAAGACATTTGTATTTGGCAATTTATTACCAATGGCAAAGACTATAGCTGAGAGTGTATTTAATATCGCTTGTGAAAGCTTAAATAATTTAGCGCCTGGACTTGGTGATGGACTGAAGAGTGCTTTTGAGTCAATGCAAACTGCTATAAGTACTGCATGGCAAGGGATAGAAGCGATATTTCAAAGTGGCATCGTTCAAACAGTTTTAACAGCTATAGGCGATATCATAGCAAGTATAGTCCAAGCTATATCTGATATTGCAAGCAGTCCATTTGTACAAACTGGGATACAATTATTGGGTGATGCTTTAAGCGGTATAAGCACTACACTTAGTGAGCTTATTAAATGGTTTACAGACCTAAATGACAAGTTTAACATTTTAACACCTGTAATTACTGCTTTAATAGGCGGCTTTGTAGGCTTAAAAACATCTCTTGCTATATCAAGTATAGTTACTAGCGCAGGAAGTGCATTTACTAAATTTACAGGCATACTAGGTACTGTCAAAACTGCTGTAAGTGGACTGTTTACTTTAATTTCGGCGCATCCATTTGTAGCGATTGGAGTCGCTGTTGGCGCATTGGTAGCTTTGGTAATAACACACTGGGGCGAGATTAAAAAGGTAATTGAAAATGTTTGGAATAAGATTAAGACAACATTTGAAAATATCGGCAAGGCGATAGCTGATGCGTGGAACACTGTCAAAACTAAGACTGAAGAGGTTTGGAATGGTCTATGTACTTTTATACAAGACATTATAGGCAAGATTACAGGATTTTTCACAGGCCTTGTGGATGGAATGTTTTCTATTGGTGAAAACATACTTAAAGGCTTATGGAAAGGTATATCTGGAGCTGTAGGCTGGGTTACTGATAAAGTAAAAGGAGCTGTAGACGGTATAGTTGGTGGAGTTAAGAAGTTTTTAGGAATACACTCACCATCAACAGTCTTTGCTGGCATAGGAGAGAATACTATGCTAGGTCTAGCTAAGGGTGTAGAAGATAATATATCTCCAGTAGAAAGAGCAATGAGCAGAGTTGAAGGCGCTATGGGAAATGACTTTACAAAGAAGATTACTTTCGCATCGAGTGGCCTTGATGCTTATGACTTTTCAAGTGATGAGGCTAGTGAAGCAAAGCCTATGGCCATAAACTTATCTATAGGCGGTAAGAGTTTTAAAGCTTTTGTTGAGTCTATATCAAATGAGCAAGACAAGACCATAGATCTTGAGCTTGCATACTAGGAGGTATACATGTATAGCAACTGCGCAATAACATTTAACAATGTCATTTTAGACAAATACCTTAAAGGCTATATGACGATAAATGTGGAGGGAAGGCAGCTCTTCTCTCCTAGTTTGGAGTCTGTAAATATACCAGGTAAAAATGGCGACTATTTTATTAACAAGGCTTATCCAGCTAGGGACATAAAGGTATATTTTTTAGTTCAGGCAAAGAGAAACTCTGAATTTCTAAAGCTTATAAAAAGGCTTACAGAGCTAATTCAGAGTGATGACGAAGTTCAATTTTCATTCAGAGACGAAGATGGCTTTCGCTTTGGACAAGTAGCAAGTATTGAAGACCCACCTTATGATAGTAACATTGGGGTAGGGTCTTTTATCATACACACATCTGATCCATTTATCTACTCGAGCATAAGAGAAACTAGTGGCAAAATACCAAGCCTACAGTACAAGAAGTATCCTATTAAGCTTGAAGAGATGATTATATCCTGTGAAGAGTGCAAAAAGCTTGTGATCACAAATATTAGTAATGGCCTGAAGATAATTCTTAATGGCGAATTTCACGAAGGCGATGAGCTTAAGATTACTAGTGAGATGATAAGTCTCAATGGAAGGAATATCCTGCACTACTTAGACTTTGTTGAGAGTGATTATCACGAGTTTACTATCTATAGTGAAGATGAGATAAGAGCAAGTGCTGGCAAGCTTAATATAAGGTATAGGGAGCGTGCTTTATGATAGGAGCATATCTATTTGATATAAATTTAAACTTAATAAAAAATATACCCCCATCCATTATCCTGGAGAATACGGCAGCCTTTGAGCTAGGAGGAACGATTACTTCGACTTTAAGTTTTGCATATAGTAAAGAGGCTGAAGAAGCAAAGTATTTTGGTGTAAAAGATAATAAGAACTTTTACATCTACAGAATAAGAAGTGTAAGCAAAGAAGACGGCAAACTGACTTTTGACGGCATACACATGTTTTTTGATGACTTAAAGGGACGTGTAATACGCAAGAATAGGATTGAGTACGAGAGCGCATCTCTAGCTGTTGAGAAGATTTTAAAGGATACAGGATGGCATGTGGGAAATAACTCTACAAGAGCTATAGAAAGTCTTGAGATTGAAAACAAATCTGCCCTGGCTGTCTTTTATGAGATCATAAAAAAATGGAACTGTGAGTTTAAGCTCAATATTAGTTTTAAAGATGGTAAGATCTATGACAAAAGGATTGACCTATATGATGAGATAAGTAGAAACTATGGACGCAGCTTTGTCTATGGGGATAAGCTTATAAGTGTTACGGCTGAATCTAATACGGATGATCTATATACTGGCTTTATTGGCATAGGTAAGACATTAGAGCTTACTGACGCAAATGGCAAAAAGATTAAAAATGAAAACAAAGAAAAGCTAAAGTTTAATCACGAAGGAAAAGATTATGCTGAGCTAATAGAAGCGACTAAGGCTTATGGTTACCCTGATGGAAGTCCAAAGCTTGGTGTTGTTGAGTTTAGCGACATAGAAGATGCAAATGAGCTCTACGAGGCAACTTATAAATACACAAAAGAAAATGCAAGACCTAAAGTACAATTTAAGGCTAAGGGCATAGCGAAAGATGTTGAACTAGGAGAAACTGTAGGAATTAGACGCAAAGACATCGGTATAAATTATCTAACGAGGGTCTTTAAGATAAAGAAAGACTACTTAAAATGTGAAGTTACTGACTTTGAGTTTGGAGACAAAATAGTAAGCAGCGCAGCTGAAAGAATAAAGGCCGAGGACGCAAAAAGAAAAACTCAAACTCGCGTCTTTAATGAATATCTTGATGATTTAAGAGATGAGATCACGGAAAGCTATTTTAATGATGCGGCATACAATTACGACTTAAAGATTGGCAACAAATA